NTTTTAGGCCACCAAGGTGAACCCTCAGACCGCATAGTAGCAACATCTGTGGCTCCACCCAGGATAGATGCACCAGCACCCCAAACACCAGCACGTCTGTAACCAGCAGCAGCTGTCCTCGCTGCTCCGGCTTTGGAGATGTCAAGGATGGACTGAGAACGCCATCTTGCTGCCCGTCGAGCACCAGTTATTCTAATCATAGAGCTTTCAAGAGCAAGTTGTGCAGCAGTGTCTTCAGCTACCAAGAGAGGCGAACCTTCCATCGTGACACCGGCTTTGCCTACGGCAGCTCTCTGACGTGCGAGGAATTGTCCTGCCTCTCGCTTGTGCTGCTGTGTCTCATAGGCAGCGGCCTGGCGCTCCGCTTCGTCCTCCCTTTGTGCTACTTTGGCATTGTAATCGTGCCAAGCAGCTTCGGCACGTGCCTGAGCTGCTGCTGACCTGCCTTCCTCGTACTGTGAGTAGGCAGTTACAGCAGTTGCAGCGATTATTAAAGGTATCTCAAAACCAGTCATTCTTTTACTCTTTTAGAAAATGTAAACCATTTATTGCCTTCGTGTTCCGTAATACGAGTCAAGTGAAATCCGAGAAACTTAATCAATTTGATGCTTGGCTCGAAATCACATCTGATTACTGCATTAAGTTGTCTAAAAGGATATATTTCTTCAATGACTTTAAGCCCTTCCCGCAGCCATCTTAGAGTCTCCAGTTTATGCTTCAAACAGTTCTTAGCAAGTCTAAGCCACAGTTCGCCTTGACCTTCCTCCAATGGATGCACTCCGCCGCAGCCGAATATTTCACCATCTCTGATACCAGTGATAGAAAGCCCTGAGTCCTCTATTGCCTGAGCGAGTTTGAAATCGACCTCCCTGTTCCGAACCATTGGCTCTATTGGCTTGAAAGCACTCAAGTCTTCCTTCTTAAATGGTCTAACATAGACTCCCACTACTTTCTCCAAACTCTCAAGAACCAGTGAAGTATCAGCCAAGCTAAGAAACCAAGGATAATCCACATAAACAAGGGCTGGTCTTCAGACCTTACACTGACATAGTTCGAGAAACTTGGCATCCCTAACAGATACAAGAGACCATCTACTATCCATACAAACAAAAAGATACCAAGACCTGTCCAGCCGACAAAGGTATATTTCTTGGTTTTCCACTTTGGTAAATTAGACATATTAGTATACCATAAATTCAATCATTAAAGCAAGTAAAGTAAGCGGTTCCGGACTTTGCTGATAAACAAAGACGTATCCTGGTCTGTCATAACCGGCAGGGAAAGTTATTCTATCCTCACTGGTTGCCATACCACTTATGCTGATACTCTCCAGTGTCGAGGCATCTCTACCTACATCGAAGTCACCGCTGTTATAGTATCGAGCCACGACTTCGTTTATTCTTTTTATTCTCCCCTGGATTGTCATACCTTGAGCAAGCCAGGCCAGAGGCATTGTACGAAGCTGAACAGTGAAAGGCAGTCCGACTTGGACAGTAGACGCCTCGGTTATAGTTATCTGACCGCCTGAGACAGTCTGGCTGTCTTGAACTACACCATCGCCCAAGACTGCGACAGTCTCACCGTTTAGATGGCTAAGTCCCGTGATAGTGGTTGTTGCGGTAGAGTCATAGCTGACACCGGAGTCGACGTAGAAGGCATCGTCGATGTCTGTGCCGAAGTCCCTTGCCGAGAAATACTCGATATATCTTACGGTGCTACTGTTAATGACTCTTGCAACGGAAACCCAAACCTGGTCCTCTGCTGCTCCGTGTATGACTGCTACGGACTCGAAGTCGTCGTCCGTGATAAGCTCCGACCAGGAGGTGATAAGCTCCTTCCTCTCGTAGACAAAGGCTGCTATATCACCATTCTCTTTGATGCACCAGAGAATCATATTAGGCGTCTGCTGGAGAGCAACATCCGTGATACCATCACCTGTAATCTCCGGTGCAAGCAGTGTCATATCAGGAGCGACGTAGGCATCAGCCTCCCAGTTGTAGGCAAGTTCCCTCATTTTTTCTGCACCACGCTGAAAAAACAAGATACCCTCACCTGCTTGAGTTGCCGCTAAGTCGGCACTGCCATAAGTCGAGTGCTGCTCTGCCTTCACGTTAGACGGTGTAAGCGGCTCATCGCTCGACCCACCAAGTGTCCATTCAGCACCGCTTGTACCGATGAGGATTTTGTCTTTCCCGATTATCCACTCTATGACATTGACCTGTCTTGAGGAAAGTGTGAAGAGCAGGGCATCATCGTCATCCGCTCCCTCTGACATATTTTCATAGTCGGCAGTAACAGAAGCCCAGATAGTATCAGGCTGGGAGGCATTGCCTCCGAATGTGAGTCTGTCTTCAAAGAAGGTAACTGTACGAGGCCAGCCACGATAGTTACTCCAAGAGCTTTCCGACCACTTGTGGACAGCATCAGTTGAACCAAGGGTAGTCAGAACTATTCCAGTGGCAGATGTGGAACTTGTGACAGCAGTAATCTCAATAATTCCAGCGTGGTCAACTTGGTTAGTGCGAAATTGTACGTCACAAGTGCCTCCCCAGTCAAGTGCAAACTTAGCCATATAATCGGCAGCAGCAGACTCCTCAGTCCCTTCAGTGGAGACGTTTCTTTCTATTCCAGCAGCACTACTTGTTCCAGACCGAAAGCCAAAGACTTTCTCCCAGCCAGTATCACTTGCAGCAGCCCCGATAGTGTAATTTCTGTATAATACTATAGCTCCCCGCCAAGTATTAAGCGTTTCAAAATACCAAGTTTTTCCTTTATAGACAGTCCCACAGAGGAGAGTATCATCGACGTCTACAAAGCTGCCTACGGCGGTTATACTATCAAGAGGATGAATAAGTCTAAACAATGCTCCTGTTTGAGATTTTGACGTTGCAGCAGCTCCGCTTGGCAGATGACCTGCGGTAGTACCAGAGACAAATGGAGCACATCCAGTAGCAGTTAGGGTCACGGAGCCGGTAGTTGCCGAGGCAGCTATCTTGGCGTTTATATCCACATTTTGGTCTCGAAATGGGCCAACATCAGAGCCGAAAGCCTCTAAAAGCCAAACAGAATTTGCCAAACGAGATAGCTTTCTTGTCTCATAATCAGGATGCGTGATGTAAAGAACATCAGCAGATTGCTCGTACTTTATACCAAACAAGTCAGCAGTAAGATAGGGAGTTGCTATTTCGTAAGGGGTTGTGGAAGCCGTACCTGTTAGAGAAGCTATCTCGATTGTCGTCAGTGCCTTGCTGAGTATGGCTACATTATCAATATCGCCTGCAAACTTATCTCCGTGTGCGTTGCTTGATGCTCCGACGGCAACTTCACTGCCAAGGTTTTCCATTCCAACGTAAGTAGAATCAAGTGTGCTAATAGTAGCATCGACTTCCGTCCTGTCTACATAGAATCTGACACCGACAGTGCTGCTTGGCCAGCCAACGACAGCAGAAGCATCACGGGATGCGGTGTAGGTAACAGCGAGAAAATGCCAGCCGTCCGTTATGGCAACATCAGTGGCAACAACTATTTGCTTTGCTACAGATTGGTCGTATAGTTGGAGACTGAGTTTATCAGAAGCATCTAAATAGTACGCCCATTCAATTTTAGCAGCTTCGTTCTTTGCTATAAGAGTCTGGAGACCACCATCACTTACACATTTGAACCAACCTATAAATGTAAAAGGAGTGTCGTTGCCATCACCAAAGGTAAAGTCTGCGTGGTCTACTACGGTAAAATAATCACTGTCCCCAAGGGCAAGTGCCTCATTAGCGGCTCCAGACTCGTCCGTTGTTGTCATTGTGACAGTGTTAGAGGACGCTACACCGTTGTGGGTTGCACCATCATCATCTACTACAGTGGTTGTTGCTGCATTGTCGTCACATAACCAATGTGCGGTAATACTTCCGATGCTTGACAAATCCTCCGTTCCGTAGGTTCTATAGACTACAGCATTACTGGTAAAGAATCTGGCATACTGATTACCAAGCTCGATGATATAGGACTGCTCGGTGGAGTATTCAAACGGCAGAAGACGGATAACGGTATTGTTTTTGGACTCGGCGACATAGACCGTTCCAGGGCGTTTTTGTGCTCCGCCTTGAGGTAAAGGAAACATATTCTCCATTACCGAGCATCCGGAGTGGTACTTGGAGAGGTCTTCACGTGCGTTGAGCAGCCCGCTCAGCTCACCGGCACTGAAGGAGTTAAGAATGCGGTAGGGCTTGTCCTGTGCCAGTGCCGTAGTAAAAAGACAAAATATTACTATATATATGTAGATTTTTCTCATTTTTTCGTTTGCTTCTTCTTCCTCTTCTTTTTCTTAACTGCTCGACAGGCCGCTGTTCTTCTCTTATCTCTGGTCATACTGCGAATGATTGACCGAGTGTCATCCTCGTTGACAATAATACGATAGTCAACATAATGCACCAAGCTGCAATCACAGCATTGAAGGAACTCACCATCGGTCACGTCTACCCATTCGCCATCACACCGTGTTATGTATCTCTTCATATCAATCTCTCGCATCAGTAAACAGAGTGGTCTTGAATTTAACAATACCCTGTTCTTGGGCATCTGCCGAGCGAGCTTGAGACATAACACCGTGTATCTTAGGCCCACCAAGCAGCATTTGCTGGAGATTCAAAGCGGCTACCTCGTCCTGTTTTATCGGGCTGGAGAGCTTGATTGCCAGATTATAGACGACACACTGATAGAGGAACGAGGGATACGTAGAGACATCCGTTACTTGGTAGACATACTCGACTTTCAGAATCTCGTAATCGTCGCCCTGCGAGGTACAATAGGAGGACAGGTCAGTTGTCTCACTGCTTGACGTAAATGCCGTGTCGACCAGGTAAGTCAAGTCGCTGCCGGAGTCGTCCGACGAAATATATTGACCGGCCAGATAATCCACGCTGTCGTCATCGTAATCAGGCGGTGACGAACCCTCGTCTGTAAGTATTAAGTTTCCTTCACGCTCCCATTCGGCCTTCGGGTCTTCCTCAATCATCCAGATTCTAAGGCAGTCAGAAGGGACGGTGAAGGCATTGTCGTAACCGAAGAGCGGGTCTGTAGTTTGTATGGCATAAGCCCTTTTCTTGGCAAAGTTCCACTTGTGAGAGGAGAGTATCTCATCTCTGGCCTGGTCGAAGAAGGTCGTACAGTAGGTATGGTTAAGTGTCGTGCCATCTACCTCTATTTCGGCGGCTCCGAGCAAACCAAGGGCTTGGTTGGCCAATGCTATATTGGCAGCATTTTCGGACATACTCATATCACAGACTCCTTAAAAAGTAAAGGGGCAGGCAGGGTTTTCTACCTGCCCCAGTTTAAGTATCCTACGCTGCATAACAGCCTCGGAGTTTTAAGTCCTACTGCGATGTCACTATCACACCTGGCTCAAGTGGTATAAACACTATGTACCAAGTAATAACACCCGTACCAGTAGACGAAATCTCCTGTTCAATCGTACCAATGGGACATATCCAGCTTAGGGGCTGGCCTGCGCCCATATTGGCAGTAAAATCAAGCACACCTTCATCAATAGCATTAGTAAATCTCACGCTGTCGCCAGCCGCCAATGTATCAACCGTAACGGAGGTGCTAAAGTCCCTGTCTTGGTCGGCTGTGGTAGCATCGCACCAGAGTTTTAAGGTGCCAGGACTGCTGGCCGCAGCAGTTGTGCATATACCAAAACAATCCGTAATCAAGATAGGGCCGCCAGCTACGACGAATAAGTCATCGGCACTGGCTGCAAAAGTCGCACCGGTCATTTTCCTGACATACGTCTTTCCCACCTCGAGGACACTGGCCTGTATCTCGCTGTACCTATTGCCAAAAACGTGGCAGTCGGCAGCCACTATTGCGAGGCTTTCATCTGCTGTATTAACGGCAATAGTGTTGTCATAAATCAATCCAGTCGTAGTTGCTACAAGTGAGATAGCCGGAGTTGTATCCAGTTTGGCATCACCAATAGCTCCCTGATGAAAAACATTGTCGTGAATCGTGACAAAGTTAGATGCAGTCGTCTCGTTGAAAACGGATGCGTCGCCGTGGTCTCCGAAGAATTTATTGCCATAAACCTGCAATAAATCACAGTCTACAAAGTTGATAGACGCCTTTGGGCCAGCATTTTCACTGGTATCGCTCATAAAGATGTTATTTCTGATAATGGTGCCGTCGCTTCCGGTTCCTGATATAAGAATCGTGTCAATAAACTCGTCAGTTCCAGCAGTCTCATTCTCGAAAATACAGTCTTCAATGATAGTATTTTCGCAACCAGCTTCAATAATTATCGCATTAGCTACTGCTGTCACAGTGGCAAGGAACCGGCAGTTCACAATCCTGACATCATCGTTACCAACAGCTATCGAATCGGTATTGGTGTCGTAACTAAATGTTGGACGAACCTCGCCCGTACCGAGACCAATAACTGTAAGAGCTGCAATGTCAAGGTCGATTGCCTTTGCTCCGCCTATTGTCTCAGCGTGTCCTGGTGCAACAATGATTATGTCACCGGCGTCAGAAGTACAGAGTGCCATCGCCTCTTCCAAGTCGTTGACTGCATTAGTCCAGTCTACACCGGTAGTACCTGATGCAGAGCTATCAACGTAGAAGACGCTGCCTGTACTCTGGCCTAACAGAGCAAGAACATCGGTGTCATAGGTAATCATAGCATCGAGGTCGGTATGGGCTAAATCAAGGGATGCCTTGACGTTATGTGCCTGACCCGAACCAGCACCGCTGTAAGTGCCAAGCCTGTCCTCAATGTTGCCTCCCACTACTCTTCCATAACCAGGTGAATAAATTACCAGCAGTACCAATGCCGACGAGAGTAGAAGCAGCAGTAATGGAACTAATACTTTTCCTATTGTTTTTCTCATTTGTTTTACCTCTCAAATAAAGTTTTCAAAAAAGGAGGGGAGGGCCGCTTTGACCCTCCCTGCTCAACTATGGAAGTCTCAAGTCGATAATACTACATTCACTTACAGCACCGACAAATACACAGTTACCGATAACGTAGTCGTCTGCTGACGCATCGACGAGTGCAACACAGCCATCACTGGCAGCAGTGTCATCTACAGACAGCATAACGGGGTCACCTACAACTATTGTATCGGTGTCGTCTGTAAATATGGGAGTGTAGCCCCAGAACTGTGCCCAGAAGTAATAGTTAGCAGTAACAGCAACCAAAGGCACACCAACTGGGCCTCCTGCTGGAACTTCTGTCGTTACTATCACATCTTTGTACTTGTTGGGAATAAAAGAACAATCATCAGTTGCGGCAATAGCGGTGCGGAGTCCGCCTTCGTCGGCAATGGTAACATTAAGAACTGTATCGGAGGTCGTCCACTTGTTAGACTTAATCAGGTACATATCACCCATCGCCGAGCCGCCATCACTTACAAGCATCCATCCGTCTCTGAGGGAGTTGGCTGTTATTCCACTGCCAGTTGCCACAAGAATGTCGAATGTAGTTTTATTAACAGCAACTCCATAGGCTGTCTGAACAGTCGAGGCAATAGATTGTGCATCGTGGGCGGGTGTTTGCACCATTTTGCACTTGCCTAACGCAGTCGCACCGTTCTTACAGTATACAAATTTTCTATGCGTTGCGTCATTCAAGTCCAGCTCGAGACCTAAAGTGTACTTTTGGTCTGCCGTCGGTGTAAATATGTTGGCCGCAGCTACTAACTGTCCTGGGCCAATAATCCTATTTCTTCTTCCGTATGTAAAATCGTAATTGTAACTCATTTTCTAACTCCTAAAAAGATGCCCTTAACCGGCATAACGGATTAACCGCTGGGCGTTAATCTTTTAGTTTCGAGGCTGTTATGCCTCACATTCAATCTTAACTACCTTGTCCTCGTCCATTCTCATTGCGCCCATATTCATATGAACATAGACCTGTTGAGCGTGGGATTTGTCGGCTCTGTCCGAGATTTTGACACTGACAGCATCCTGTACGCCGAGAATCATTCCATCCTGTGCCCAGCACCAGCATTCGTAGACATTTTTATCACTTGACACCGCCGAGTTATTTGTACCAAGAACTATCTTGGGACTGACAATCCAGTTGATGCCCATAAAGTCACGGACAATGCGGCCACGTGCCATCGGCTTGCTTGTGTTGTAGTCAATGTTGATATACTCTTCCTGGCCGAAGAGGTTTGTTGCCTGGCGGGGGCTGATGGCGCACCAGATGGGAATATCATCGTCCACGTTGTTGTTTGCAAAGTATTCGAGAGCAAGTTGAAGTTTCTCGACCGTCATACCAGTATCAGAGGACGAACAGTTACCGATTGCACAATCGTGTTCTATAGTCCTTCCGGTATCAACAGCGGTGTATGCCACGTTACCATTCGCAGACGCCCAAGTAACCGAGCTACCTGCTCGGCGACCGCTGGTTGTAGCCGCCTCGAAAGCAGCGATGATGATGTCATCCTTCTGGCGATTGACAGCTCTTCGGAATGCAGTCACGAAGTCGCTGGTTGGGTCAATAATCATATTGAGGTCATCGTCTTTGTCGAACAGGACTGCGTTATGGTACGGCGTAGTCTCTACCCAGCGTCTCTGTGTGCTCGGGTCGATAGTCGGGGTGTCGGGATTGCGAGCAGACTTCTCGGTCAAGGTGAACTCGTCCATCATATCAAAGGACTTGTCTTCTGCGCTAAGAACAGGTACAACTTTTACGGCCTGGGCAAACTTGGAGTCCTTCTGCTGGCAGACGTGGTACAGAGTGTCGGAAAATTGGTCGACGAACCAAGTTGGGATTCCTTCACTAAGCGTTATACTCATAATAGTACCCTTCCAAATAAAGTTAATAATACACGTCACTTTTTCGGAAAGGTTGACTACTATTACAAGTAGGGCTTCCCTAACTTTTATCGTCTGCTACGACGACTCCCCTTTGGAGCGAGCACGACGGCTCTCTATGAGAGGTTAGGCCGACTTTTTCTTATATTGTTCAGTCAAATCATCGAGAATTTGCTGATGCTGTGGATGTGCCGCATCCATATAAGCAGGATGCTCTTTCAACTCGTTAATTTTATCCTGGACAGCACTCGGAGTAGGAGTAGTGACAGATGTAAGCCCTTTTATTCTGTCTTCACTCATATCCTCAGCGATTGCATCAAGAAATCTTGTCATTGCGGGGTTGTTTTCAAGACCGAGTTCGGCTACCATTTCTTGACCTTTGTATTGCCTCAAGAGAACGTTAGCCCGTGCAACTCGTTCTTCATACGATTTCCCCATTTCCTTCTTTAGAGCAGCTTCAGCAGCCTCGAACTCTTTTTGCTTCTTGTCCTCTTGAACCAGGTCGAAGGTAGAGATATCCTTGTCGATAAGAGCAAGGTAGTCATTCGCAATACCGACAAACTGCTCTTGAGTCAAATTATGTTTCTTTGCTATACCGGCGAAGGCAGCTACTTTTTCATCATCTACGTCGATATTGTCTGACAGTTCCTTGCTTCTCTCGTACTTGTAGTCCTCTACTTTCTCAGGGACACCACGTCTTCGGTGAAACTCTGCCTTGACTTCATCCGATGAGTTCTCGTCAGGGACCTCAACGAGCTTATCAGGGTCTTTGTCAGACATTCTTCTCAGAGACATATGAGAAGTTACAAAGTCATCGAATCTCTTAAAACGTCCCAGTGTTGCTCGGTCTTCCTCTGGATAGTTCTTTTCCCATCCTTCAGCGAAACTGCCATCGGCAGTAACGACTGAGTTATCTGGGCCGCCGCTCGGCGGGTTTTCAGAGTCAGTCATTTTCAATCTCCTTTACTTTTCTTACCTTTATAGTAACGATACATACCAAAACATTTCCCTTGCGCTTGTTTTTGACTCAAGCCCTCGTGCATACATTGTCTTATGCAGCGAGAGATATAACTATTCTGTTTTTCCCCTTTTTTCGGCCTTGGCACTTAGCACCTCTCTTGCTTTCTCTACATCTGCCTCGACAGCATTTAGAATAAAGTTAATAATATCGTGCTTACCTGCGTTGAAAGCGTGAACGTAGGGGTCTGAGTCAAAACCACTAAGCTGCTTCTTCAGTTCAGT